AATGTCATCCCTGCAGGAATTGTAGTTACAAGAGCAGAAGCATTTGTTACCTCTGGTGCTGTGATTGCAGATATAACACTTTCTTGTACAAAGTAGATTGCATAAAAATCTTTAGAAGATTGTGCAGTAGTTGTGAACACTTCAGTCCCACTACCTTTCCCTAACATCTCAAAGAGTAGGGTATTGTCAGTATCGTATGAACTCATTATATTTCTTTTTAAAAATTAATTTCTTGCAAAGATATAAATACAATATATTTTTTAATACACTATTTTTATATAAATATTAAATATAAAATTATTTCCAAAAACTATGTGTTTTTTAAATAAAAAATCAGTACCTTCACGAACTCTAAGAAGTAAACCTACACTTCTTCTCGTTCTAACTCTATAGAAATCATTATTGCTCATATCGCAATTAATAATTTTGTATCAAACATACTAATTATAAAATTGAACTTCTAAATTTTTTTAGTAACTATTATAGAGTAGTTATAAAATTGAACTTTGGTTTTTGTTATGTACGTTTGTTTGGCTAAAAGCAGGTAGGTCTCAGATTGACGGAAAGTAAACCCTCCTTTTTATTTTCTGCCACATTGACATAAAAAAAGTTTGGAAAAACTGTTTAAAGTTTGCTAAAAACTGCCGGAAGTTTGCAAAAAGTATTCTTTTTATCTCTTTTTTTTGTTTAAAATAGTTAGAAACGTATGTTTAAAAAGAAAAAAGTTAATTATACACCTATTTTAATTAACAAACATAACCACATAAAAAACAAATTAACGTATATTATAAAAGCTATTTAATACTGTTTTTAAGCTGTTTTAAGATTATTTAAAGCACTTAAATAATATATTAATAGTAAAGTATAGATATAAAAAAAAGGTACTAATAAAAGCACCTTTTAATTGTTGTTTAATTAAGTTTTTAAAAGTTTAAATAATAGTTTATTTCTTCTAATTTAATCAATTCTTTTATTTGTTCATTATTAAAATATTTGCAGCTATTTAAAGTTTTTTTATTTTCTTTTAATTCTTTTTCATTATCAGCATTTGAAAGTAAATAAAAACTTAATTCTTTTATTAATTTATATTTTTCTTTATTTTTCATTAGTTTGTTTTTAGTTGTTATAATAATAATATTTAAAATTTTCTTTGATTTCTCTTCCTAATCTAGTATTGAAATTATATGAATTTACAATTAAATTTGGAATGTTTTGATTTTCTATAATAAAAAAGAAAACATATAAAGGTTTCGTATTATAGTCTTTAGCTGTTAATCTACATGCTTTTATTAATTGTTTTATATCATGTTTAATTGTACCATAATTAAAATTAATATAATTAGTGGCAAATTTTACGTTTAAATTTTTAATTGATTTCATTTGTTTTTGTTTTTAGTTATTAATGTAATAATAAACCTACTTTTTTATTGTCTTTTATTGCGTTCAAATCGTTATCAGATGCGTTGATATATCCAGCTTTTAATAAACTATTAATATCTTTAAATATTCGGCTGTGTCTGTCTTTAATAGTGTTTATTAAATTGTCTTTTTTGCTACCTTCAGAAAATATAATAATTAAATTTTTAGGCAATAGCCAATTATTATTTTCTTCTTTAGTACGTTTAAAAAATGGGATACTTTTTGTGTAAGCGTAAAAAATAACCTCTTTGTTATCGTTTGCAATTTGTATCCATTTGTTAAGATAATCAACACTATAAAAGTCTCCTGAGTCATGCAGCCTTAAAACATCAACTTTTTTCTTTTGTATTGCCTCATTCATTATATTTATAAAATTATCCTGTTTGCTTAATAAATATCTGTTGTTGTATGCCTCCTTGACTTTTGGCCATGCATAAGCACCTTTTTGAGCATAGCATTTATAATCAGCACCCAAACAACCCTTTGCGAATGGACAAGTACTTTTTCCTTCTAGACTCTTATTTGCTATTATGCCAAAATTAAAGACCCTTTTATTATTTAATTTACTGGTCTTTTTTAATTTACTGTTTTGTGTCAATATCTGGTTAATATTTAAATTTATCATTTTGTTTTTAGTTTTAGTTAGTTTTATTACATTCTAGTTATTATTTCAAGGAATAGCACCCCCAAAAAAATAGAGCTTAGAAACATCCCAAATATAAATAAAATATTTATTAATATATTTTTAATGATTTTTTTTGTTGTGTTTCTGGTTGTGTATTTCTCTAATATATTTAATTTAAATTTTTGCATTTTTTTTATTTTTAATTGTTTTTATTTTTAATATATTGTTTTGCCTTTTCTATTGTATTGAATACAGCCCTAATCATTTCGGTATCTCCGTATTCGTTCGGCTTTTCAAATTTTTCTATTACACCAAAAATTGTTCTGTTATGTGCGTTTTTTCTAGTTTCTATTATATACATAATTTTATTTTTTTAATTGTTTTTATACTACAAATATAAAACTTTTTGACAAAATAACAAAAAAAATGTTAAAAAATAATATGTTAATTTGTCATGTAATTTATTGATATTTAACAACTTACTAGATTTGACACTAGATAAAAAAGTCATAAAGGCAAACACTAGCAGTTCCAACAGTTTCGTAGCAGTTTCGGCAGTTTCGTAACAGTTTCGCAACAGTTACAAAAAATATTTTTAAAAATTTTTCAAAAAAAAAGAGCATAAATTAATATGCTCTTAATTAGTATTAACACAAGTATTTTAATCGCTTATAAGATACTTTTGCTTATTAGCTGATAAAGATATTAAAGTATTACAATTAATCATTCTAAACTCTCCTTTTTGCATATCAAAGGCAGTTATTAAGTTGTGTTCATCAGGATTAAACCTTAAGCCGACACCCTTAACACCTTTTTGCACTTGTAATCTTGCATTCATTAATCTGTGTGAGCCATCTTTTTTGATAAACTCAACAGAAAATATTTTGCAGTTGTTATTGTATATAAGCTGTTTAGCTTCATTTGTTGTTATTGTTTGCATAATTATTGTTTTTAGTTATTAATTTGATAGAGATACCCCCTAGTACCCCCCTATACCCCCTATGCCCCCTAGCACCCCCCAAAGAGTAACGCTAGGATAAACAAAAAGAATAATGTTGTATCTGAAAAGTTAGATACTGGTAATTTGCCACTCATAATATTATTTGTTTTTAGTTATTATTTTTATTTACAAAAGTATCTCCATAAATATTAAATATTTGGTCTAACACTTTTTTAGTATCTGATAAGTTTTTTGTAACTGTTTTAGAGTCTTCAATTTTCCAGTATTCTTCCTCACATAAACCTCCTAAATCTTCACCATCTTCATCTTGTAAAATTTTAGGATAAGAATTGTACCACTCCCAAACAATGCTTAAAACTTCTTGTTCTGTTAAATTGTGTTTTTTAATTAAATTTTCTATCATTTTTTTATTGTTTTTAGTTAGTTATTAATTTATTTACTATTCCAATGTATTACATCATTTTTGTAATCTTCATTTTGTATTTCTTTAGTTTCTGTTTTATTTATAACACCACTAAAAAAACCAAAACCATAAGTTCCTATAATTAGTAATACTGTTAATATAATTTCCATTTTATTTTATTTTAGTTTAACTTTTTTTATTATCCTTCAGCACATATTTTGACATATCATTATTAATGATTATACGTTTTTTAAATTTATATTCATTAACGAAATCAACAAATTTCTTTTTGACTTCTTGTTTACCACTATATGCAAAATAGTCATTCAATTCTATTGTATTTTGTTTATACAATTTATCAAGTTCTTTTTTTTGTTTAAGTTCTGCAATCATATTGCATTTCTTTAAGTTCATCTCTTCTAAGTTGTTCATATTCATAATCTTCTATTGGCTGACACTCTTCATCACAACAATTGCAAACATATTTCTCTATTACTTCTCTCTCTTCGTTGCAAGTGTTACAATGAGCACCATCGTCTATAACCTCATTTTTTATTCTAGTATTACATACGTAGCAAAATTCTTGAAGCTCTTCCATACTATCACCACAGCAATTGCTAACCATATCTATAAAGTGTTGTTCGTAATCGTACATATTTAATTGTTTTTTTGACAAATATATAAAAAAATATTTAATAATCAACATTAGTTTAAAAAAAATGTTAATAAGACAATATATATATAAAAAAAAGACACTTAAAAAGTGCCTTTTATATTTATAGACAAACTATTTTAAATAATCCGGAATAGATGGTTTTACTCTATATATCCATTTATGATAATACATACCATCATCAGAACTTCTTTCTAATTCAACCCACCCTTTACGATTTTTTAGCCAGATTGTACCGGTAATTTGTACCATCATATCATTTAACTCTTGTAATGTAACCTCTTCTAGTTTATCAACATCAAAATAACAATTAGTTTGTCCACTACCATCTGCCCAATAATCATTATAATAAATAACTTCCATACATTCAATATTTGCTTTTAATTCGTCTAAATCACTATAATTTAAACTGTCTAATAAAAGTTTTTGTAAATTCATAATAAAAAAATTTAAGATTAATAATAGTGCAAATGTAAATTATAAGTGTGCAATGTAATTGCACAAAAAAATTTCCGGATTTAATATAAAATTTGTGTAAATATTACCCTTCTGACAGACCTAGCAGTTTCACAGCAGTTTCACAGCAGTTTTACAGCAGTTTCATGTACCACTCTAAAGTTTCAATGCACTCATCAAGACCTTTACAAACAACAGCATAGTACCCTTCGTTGTTTAAATCTTCTATCCATTCCTTCTGATGTTTAGATGGGTAACATTTCTTGTCTGCTTTTATCTCAATAAACAATCCTGCATACTGTGAGTTTGTTTTTAGTATCTGCATATCAGGAAAACCTTTAACATAGCCAGTCTTCTTGGCAAGTATTGCTTGTTTCATTGATGTTCTGATGCCACCTAAACTGGCACAGTATCTAAGATTTGGGTATTGCAACTTCATATAAGTACAAAAAGAAGATTGTACTGTTGCTTCTTTATTCATTATAGGTTGTACCTTTGATTAGTTGGTACATGAGGGGTTGTGATACTTCGTATTTACGAGCAAGTGCTGAAACTGATATACCCCCCCTATGGTACTCCCCCCTTATCCCCTCTGCTTCTTGGAAGGTAAACTTTCTTTTAGCATAGCCACCACCTCTGCTATCCTTTCTGTCTGATGTTTTTATCTTTCTTATTTTAGGCATAATTAAAATCTATCTGTTGTAAAACCATATTGGTCTTCTACTTCTACATCTGTAATTGTAATTACTACTTTATCTAATTTCTTTTTGTTTAAATAGCAGATGCGATTTCGTATCTCTTCATCTTTTTCTATCGTTTTTATATTGTCTGTAAGTGCAAATGTGTCTATAACACCATTCTTACCCCTACTGGCTTTACCTTTAGTTCTAATATTATATTTTACAAATACTCTAAAGATTGGCTTTTGCATCTTCTATCTTCTCTAGCTCAAATTCTAAATGAGCTATAGCTTTCTTTAGGCAATCTACTGGTGTGTCATGCTTGTGATAGCTTCGTAAGATGTAAGTTGTGGCAGTAGCTAAGTGATAAGGCAAATCAAAGTTATCACAAACTTTTCTTGCTTCATAACCATTTCTACCTATGTAATAATAAGGCACTCTGTTATCTCTCTTAGTATCCATACTTCTTGCACCAGTTGGAAACAATCCTCCTGTAACAGTTTCATGCTTATTTTCTAAACCTAACTCTTCCTTACTCATTCTCATTTTAGGATTGATGTTTGTTGTTGATGTTGAGTTTCTATCAAACTCGTAATAATATTTACTTTTATCTGACATAATTTATTTTTGTTTTTACAAACTTAATGTTTTTTTTTAATTTTTATTTTTTGTTAAATATTTTTATTAAGAATTTGTTGTTAATTGTTTAGGTTCTGGTCTAAAATGTGGCACTTGTCTAGGGTCTTCACCCTTATCTACCCTAGCTCTTGCATCCCATATCAACTGCTTATGTTGTCTTAACCACTTCATGTAAGTAGGCACATTAAGATGAATAAAATCACCATTGTGCTGACTTCTAACACCCAAACTAAATGCATTTTTAGCATCATCAAAATAAAAATTTTTGTATACTCTTTGCAAATCATCAGCTAAACTCTCTGCTAAAACCTCTAATGTTTCTTCTTCTACGTTGTGCTGACCTAACTCTATGTAAGTTTTACTTAGTATATCTATGCTTCTTATAACTAAATCTGACCTCTTCATGTTTTTAATTATTTTCATATTTATTTTTTAATTTTTGTTTAACATTCATATTTTTCTGTAAGTGAGAATGAATTTTACTCATACCCTTATCAGTTTTTTTTCTGTTTCTTTCCCAGTTCCTAATAGCAGCTTTCCAATCTTTCATCTTTGTCTTACCAACAATCCAACCTTTGCTCTGATAGAAATCATAGAACTGCTCTGCATTAATTCCATTATCCCTTAAATGACAA